GTGCCGTTCATTATTACGGGATAGTCTTGTAATCCTGCCAGCAGCCTCTACCTCCTGAAATGAAGTTCGTTCTCTGATTTGAGTTTACCACATATTCGTCGAATTTCTCATTACCGAAGTAAGCCTGCACAACAATCGGCTGTCCGTTATTGACAAAGCTTCCTGCCGCATCCATAGAAGGCATTCTGTCCGCTACATACCCACTCATGTTATTCATCGCTGAACCGATTGTAGGAAGATTCTCTTCGATACCGCTTGCGAACAAATCAACCATGTCGGGGGCAAAAGTCGAGAAGTTAGATAACGCACCCACATCGGGTTCGCTGAAATGAATATAACTTGCCACAGTTTCAGCAAAGCCACTCATTGCCGAGCCGACATTAGAAATGCCGTTTGTGATACCGCTCACGAAGTTGGAAACCAAATCAGATGCCCATGTGAGTGCATTGTCAGCAAGGTTACTGAACCATGCGGCTATTTCATCCCACCATCCCGACAAAGCCGCCATAGCATCATCGATACCGCCTGTAAACCAATCTTTGATGTTCGTCCACATTTCAGTTACATTATTACCGACATTCGTGATGAATTCTGCCAAGCCACTCATGAAATCATCGAAACTCTGTGCTACAGAACCGACCAAGTTATCAAGTGTTGAAACAACTTCATCGAATGTCATTCCCATCAGACCGCCTACAAGACCAAGAACCATCATAGCAAGGTCGCCAATCAAGGAATTCACTGTTTCGAGGAATGTAGGAAATTCATTTACAAGTGCAACAATAAGATTTGCGATTACTGTCGGAATTATAGATACAAGCTGTGGTGTAGCTAACATCAAACCATCGGCAATAGCCAAGATTAACTGCAATGATAGGTCAATCATCATTTGCAAGTTATTAGGATCAGTAAGCATGGTTACAAGCTGAACAATCAATTCAGTTGCCGCCGTAATGAGCATCGGTGCATTTTCAACCAAGAAATTACCTATCATCTCTATAATCTGCATTACTGTATCGACCAACTGTGATGCTCCATCACCATTTACGGAATCTGCAAAGCTATCAATGAATATCTGAAGGACATCCAAAGCCGCCTGCGTCAATTCTACGGCATTATCGACCAATGCAGACGAAATCGCACTCACTATCTGTCCTGCTACTCGAATAAGCGAAGGAATAAGACCTACGATTACAGGAATTATCCGATTAAGAATATCGGGAAGCTTATCAGTAATAGCACTCAAAATATCGGGCAGATTATCAGCCACAGCTACAACCAAAGTAGTTGCGGCTTCCAAAAGAGGTGGCAAAACTTCATCAATTAAAGTCGGAAGCTGATCGGTTATGACAGGTGCAACCTGCTCAATCAGACTTGCAATTCCGCCAAGAGCATGAGTGATAGCAGGTGTCAGATTATCAAGTGCAGTTCCTGCCTTATCTACCACATCGGAAATCAATGCACCGAGGTCAGCATCGGGATTCGTAATGCCTGTTACAAGATTCTGCCAAGAAGCCGACAAAGCACCAAGCGATCCCGAAATAGTCTCGCTTGCTTCTCTTGCCGTTGTTCCTGCAATACCGAGATTCTCCTGTACCACATGGATAGCCTCGACAATATCGGCATAAGAAGAAACATTATACTCAATTCCGCTTATTTCCTGTGCCCTTGCAAGCAACTGTTCCATGCCTTCTCTTGTACCTGCGTATCCCAGAGCGAGATTGTCAAGCATGGTGAAGTTGCCTCTTGAAAAGCCTCTGTATGCGTTCTGGATTGCTTCCATATCCGTACCAAGCTTGTTGGCATTATCAGCCATATCAATCATGGATTGATTTGTCAGTTCAGCCGCCCTTGCTTGATCTCCTTTAACGGAAGAAATCATCGCCGCACTCGTAGCAATCGCCGCATCCATAAAGTCATTCATGGATTGACCTGTGGTCGTTGCCGCCTGTGAAGCAAACTCCATCATCGAAGAAGCCGCATCGCCGTACAGAGTTTCGATACCGCCTGCTAACTGCTCATAATTAGCGAAAGCATTTACACTCTGTCTTGTGAGATTAACAACTCCCGTTGCCGCCGCACCGAGTGCCGCACCCGATGCCGCACCTAATGCTCCGAGACCTCTTGCAATACCGCCTCCGATAGTGGATGCAAGGCTTCTTGCTCTGCCAAGACCTTCCTCATATTCGGATATGTTAATACCTAATTTTGCACCTAATTCAAAAACATTCATATCATTACTCCTCGAATCGTAATCCTGCCTTATTCATTACATCAAGGAAGATTTCATCACCTGTCCTGTTATCCTGCTTATTCTTATCGGGATGCAGTAATGAATAATATCGAGGATATTCTGTGCCTTTCTCCATAAAACCTCGTGCGATTAAAGAAAGGGTATCGGACATATAAACCCTATATGCCTCGATACCCTGCTTTTCCTTATACTTCGCTACAAAGTATTGAATAAAAGGCTTTAGTTCTCTTCTGCCTCTGTATTCTCCGTAGCAGAGCCAGAATGAGGCTTCAAATTCATGTCCGTCTGTCCCTGCGAAGTAAAAAGGCTTTGCATCTGTGGATCATTCATCAGTTCGAGAAGTTTCATCGGCAATGTCAAGACATTTACCTTCTTTTTATACTCTTCAACAGGCTCTTTCTCGATACCTGCAAGAACTTCGATTACTTCCTTCGGATGATTCTTGAGAATAGGCTTGATATAGGAAACAGGAGTAATCTTCTTACCCTTGTTCTCGGAAGCAATCTTCCTCATATCTTCATCGCCAAGAATAGCCGTAAGAGGCTCGATGATATCAGCCAAAACCTCAATCGCTTCTTCGCCTTTATAGTCGGACAATCTCATATATTAGCCTTCTCCTCCTTCATCGCCTTCATCGCCGCCTGCTTCCGTATTGCTTCCCTTGACATAGACCTCATAAGGAACTGTGTCCTGATTAGCCATCGAGTAATGTCCCATGAATGAGAAAGCAAAGTTGCCCTTGCCCTTATCTGTACTCTTGATCTGCAATCCGCTTGTATTGAGAGCATTGAGAAGATGAATAGCTACGAATCCTGCATCTGCTCCTGTGTTGACATCGGAATAGTCGCCTACCCACCATACATCGGAGAAATCAGCAGAAAGAATATCATTCCTCGGCACGATGTGAGTTGCATCTTCTGAATCTGCATCAGCCGCACCTGCGAGAAGCTTTGCTGTTTCAGCATTTACAGTTACGAATGTTCCTGCAAGTGTTACCTCATGAGAATCAAGCTTCTTCAACTCCTTTGTATTCTTCGGGCAATTATCAATGTCCTCACCGAAGTCGGAATATGTAACACTATCTGTGAAAGTAAGACCGCCTGTCGTAGCACCGATAAGGTCTCCTACTGTACCCGAAGCAGGTGTGAATGTCTTTACAAGAATTCCTGCATTGAGCTGAATATTCTTGAATGTATCTACAGGTATCTGTGTGTACTTCATTAGTTTTTCCTCCTGTTATTCGTTAGTAAAGAATTGCAATCCTACATTGAGGATAACCCTTCTTATAGCAGAATCACCTTCTTCGCTCATATGTTGCGAATAAGGTGTTCCTTTTGATACAAACAATCCTCCGCCATCAAAGCGAATGATGCTCATATCATTTATCCTGCGAGAGATTGTATTTGCGAGAAGATCAGCCGTTTCCCAACTTGTTGACCTGTCCCAGATAGAAGCCGTTGCAACAATGACATCATCCAATTCCCCTGTCATTACTTGATAGGTGATATAAGGAAACTTGGAAGGAGCAACACCTGCATCAATAAGGCTCTGAATAGCCTTATCATCGGGGACAGTATTCTCTTCAAAAGCTAATACCCCGAAACCGCTCCAAAATGCGTTTAATGCCTGTTGCTTATTCATCATTACTAATTTCCCATTCTTCGGCTTCGACCTGCCTTAAATTCAATCCTGATGTGTTTGGCGTGACATTATCATCACCATCGGAAGTTATGCGAAAGACTTTTCCATCACGAACCCTCTTTACTACATCATGGTATTGCAAATTGATATTCTTTTTCGTTGTAAGTGTATATCTATTTGTAACACCTTCCTGCTCGGCAATCCTTGCCTGTGTAGATGCATCGAATGAATAAGCGACTTTAATTTCTGCTCCTTCGACATACACGGATTTATAACCGCCGTAACCATCGGGAACTGTCTTCTTATCCATAATGACAGAAGTTTCCATCGCATTACTTACAAGGCTCATGAAAAACCTCCAAGTTTACGATAGTTATTTAATCTCCTTGCGAAAGCACTCTGCCAACTATTTGGATTTGATGATCCATCACTTGATGCCGTTCCTTTTGAATAGGAATAGTTGCCGAAGGATTCAGACGCAAAAGGGGACATTGCTTCCGAATCAACACTTCCGTATTGTTCAAGCCAAGCCTCAATATCCGAGGAAAGATCGATGACAGCCTGTGGAACTGCCATCGACCATATAGAACCCTCGAATGTTTCATCTTTTAAGTCAGTTGCTGGATACTGATGAACTCCATCATTGAAGATGCTTCCGATAATACGGAAATACTGTCCTTCCTGTAAGAAGTCTGCATCGAATGTTCCATCACTTATAGTGATCTTCACATGATACTTCGTTCTCCAAAAGTAATTGTTCAGATATTCGCATATCTCGGTAAGCATCTTGTTCATGGATTATCCCTCGCCGCCTTCGCTTGCCGCTGTGATCGTACCTACGATAACACCTGCTGTGATCTCTGCAAAGAGGTCGATACCTGCGATAGCAACTGTCTCTTCCTGCATTCTTGTATAGTTTGCTTCCTCGTGCAGACCGATGAGACCTGTCTCTGCGTCTGTTGTGAACTCGAATGCATCGCCAAGACCATTTGCGCCATTGACATCAACATAGTAGAGAACAAGATTCTGTGATGCTGTTGCATAGAATGTTCCCTTTGTTACTCTCGGTGTCATGATGACATTACCGAGACCGAGGAAATTCTCGATATAAGAGAAGCCAAAAGCTGTCTGAACTGTGATGCTTGCCTTGCCGAGATAGTCAGCAACATCCTGCGGATTGATGATATATACAGGAGTGATATCCTCATCCTCGAAAGCTACCTGCAAACCGCCCCATGCGTTTGCAAGAGCCGCCTGCAAGCCAACACCTGTTGCTGTGCCTGTTCCTGTTGCAAGGTCTGTGATGAAATCACTTCTGATACCCTTCTGAATATCGAGGAGCATCTTTGCATCTGTATCATTAACAGCCTGATCGTAACCACCCTTGAGAATAGCCTCTGCTGTCGTAGCCTTTCTCCACTTCTTGAGAGAAGCCTCTCCGATAGCTGTCCATGCTGTCTGATACTGCGAAAGAGGAATGATCTCACCCTCGGGGACAGAACCACTCTGAAGAGTGCCTGTTACTGTCAACTTCTTGAGAACTGTTCCTGCAACTACAGGAATCTTTCTTGTGATGCCGAGCATCTTAATAAGAGAGTTTACATTCTCACCGAAAAGCTGTGCGAAATCCAACTCTCTGACCTTTGCCATCTGTGCTTTCTTGATTACATTAGTCTCTGCGTCTGTTACTACATTAGGCATTTTCTTTTTCTCCTTTTGAAATTATTCTTCGGCAGGTGTAGATAATCCGAAAAGGGAAGGATTTTCAAGCATCGCCTTCTGTCTTACGATAGGATCGGCAATCGCTCTGATTTCTTCCTTTGTCTTGGTTACCTTACCGCCATTGGCAGGAGGATTAGCCACTTCTGCACCTTTGGTCTGCTTGACAGGAATGAAATCTGCCCATTCAGCCTTGTTGCTCTCGGTAAGCTTATCCTTGTTCTTGACATTACCATCGGAATCGAATTCGATGCTGTCGATATCAGAAACCTTGAGAATTGCAGGAATTCGCTTCTCGGGAATGCCAATCTCCTTGAGAATCTGCGTATATGCATCTTCCTTCTTGGCTTTGGTCTCCTTTGCCGTGATTCCGTTCTTGTACTCCTCAAACTCTTCCTTTAATGCGTCATACTTGACCTGTAAGGTGTTGTTCTTCGGATCATTCTCTGCTTTCTGATATTCTTCCAACTGCTTCTGGACATCAGGAAGCTTTTCCGCTTCTGTCTTGTACTGATCTCTTTCGTCTTTGATCTCGGTTAAGACTTCATTGTGTCGCTCGATAATGAGGTCTGCTTTGTCGCCTTCGATACCCAAAGAATCCAAAAACTTTCTCGATAGTGATGCCATTGTAAAATCTCCTTTGCTTCGGTGATAGTTGCCTTAATCATTAGATTCTATTTTCATTTGTAACATAAGTGAAAATCATTTTCAATATCTGCTTTCATATAAAAGAGGCAAGCAAAAACGGATGCCGCCACATCCGTTCTGCCGTCCGTAATATTGAAAGGAGGTTTTTATGGATAAACCTAACAACAACATCGTACTACGATTTCAATGCGTTTTCAAGAAAGGTCTTTGCGTAATCACCGAAAGTGCTGTTTGCTCCGTATTGGAGATAGTGTTTGCCCACAATTCCTTTACTCGTACCGAATTCTTGAGCCGCAGGATAGCAGAATCCTGTCTTTTCGTCTTTTACATTCGTACCGATATACACCTCATTATCCTCGGGATTAGAAAGAGGTGTACTATCCGCATCATGACCGCCGTTCTGGTTCTTCGTTGCCCATGATATTGAGTTTTTGAGCCTACCTGTATCGACAGGAGCGACATCCGCCGCCCTTGCCGCCGCCGTTTCACCTAAAGCCGCCAAGCCTGCTTCAAGCTTTCTCTTCATTTCCTCGATAAATTCTGGTGAGTGATCGATTATATCCATTTACTTCTTCCTCCTTTTCTCAATCCTTCGGTCAACTCTCTGCTGTGCTTCTGCTGTCCATTCATCGGTCTTATGTAGCCTGTCAAAGTAATTACTTTCATTCAAAGCACGATAATCAGCAGGATAGTTCTCCTGCATCCATCTCTCATACGCCTGTGCGTTTGCTTCTCTCGAGTAATTCGGAGGTACGATATTCAGACGGCATCGGCAATTATATACTTCCGCCGCCGCACCATTCGGATCAGCAGGATATTCCATTAAAGGCTCGCCAAGTTTATCGAGAATACCCTCACCGAATAAACCTTTCTCATTGGCTGTCGTATTATCGAGAAGCCTGTGGGTATCTCTTGTCCTTGCATCGTAGGTCGCACTCCATCGCTTAACCATATTGATGCCCTGCGATGTAATCCGCCTGTGGCTTTCGTTTCTCCCCATGTTCTCGGCTGATGTCATGGAAGTCCTCGCCGCACGGATAGCAGAATTCCTATCCATCTGCGTTACTCTTTGAAGCCTTGTTGCTAACTGCGGAATCGTGCTTCCTTGAATGATGCCCTGTGTAATTTCCCTATTTAACCGAGTTCTGTTCCATTCAGTATCTAACTCGGTATCGATTATCGGGAATACCTGCGGATTATCTCTTACAAGAGTCTGCACCGATTGAGCATTATAAATCTGGAATGATACATTCGGTGTATCTTCATGGTCTGCAATGATATGACCGACAAATTGCGTGAAATTATAGCTTTCCGCTACGACATAAGGTAATTCGCCATTCACTAAAGCAATCGCCGCAGAATCGGCATTTACGAGCATTTCCGTTAATGAATCGATAGTAGTTGAATATTGCTGTGTCCGAAGGAGATTCTTTCTCGCCCATTCTTCATACTCCGCTTCCGTGATCTCGCCTTCAAGAAGCCTCGCCCTCATTACTCGGTTTTCTTCCTCGTATTGCTCCATGTAAGAATTCAGCCTCGCTGTCGTTTCCTCAACAGCCTGCTGATAGACATTAGAAATTGAGGCTTCCATCTCGGAAAGCCTCTCATCCATTTCTCTTGACATGAAATCGTCTTTAGTTCGTTTCCGTATTGGCATCTGCACCGCCCGTCAATCTGTTCAAATCGCCTTCTGCCTTCTTATCAAGGACATCCTGTACCTTATCCTTATCACCAAGAACTGTCATTATCTTCTCGGTCACATACTCATCATCCAAATACAAAGCACCTGCCGTGATAGAATTTATGGTCTCTGTCTTGTTAATCATGATACTTCTTTCATAGACAGGATCATCTTCGACACCTGCGACAGCCAAAAGCCTATGGATGAAGTCGGTAACCTGTGCTTCAAAAAGGTCAAGCTTCTCGTTCAAAGGCTCATATGCCGCCTCAATCTGTGTAGCCGTAACCGCTCCTCCTGCGATGTCTGTTGTATCGAGTGCCATTGCATCCTTATATAGTTGCTTCTCAAGCCTCTCAAGCAATGCCTCTCTCGATTCGTAAGCAGGCTCAACATTGTTAGGTGTCAGAACTTGGTCATCATCCACCTGCGCCGCATGAAGCTTCTTTAACTTATCAAGCATCGTTATCAAATCTTGGTCTGTCATAGCAGAGGCATTGGTTACTGTCCAATAGATGATATTGGCTTGGTCAACATCATTAGCATAAGAAGAGGAAATCAAATCAATACAATCGATAGTTGCTCTCAAAGGAACTAACTCGGATTGTCTGTCAGTGTTAGCAAACAGAGGAACTATCGGGAATGTCGGATAGTTCTTGTAATCGTAGATTTCTTCCCCGTCAGCTTCGGATACTCCTACCTCTGCTATATATCCTCTCTTCTCCTGCTTGATAGATGCGTTTCCGCCCTTATCCCAGATATACTCGGTATAACCATCTAATTCAAACATCGTTGCTCTTAAAGGCTTGTTATCGGCTAATTGCCAGAAGCGAATGCCTGCCTTCAAAGCACCATCTTCCTCATCGTAGAATGGTACAAACTCGGTCAAATCGAAGATATCAACTCTTCCGTTATTAAAGAATCCGAATGCAGTTCCTTCGACCTGTGCCGTTCTACCTGCATCCATTATCTTCCTGTCGAAATCCTTACCAAGAACTTCGCCTCCAATTCCTTCCTTCCATCTGATGCCGTTACCGAGCAAGACAGCATTCGCCTGCGTTACATCACGGAAGAAGAATCTTGAAGCGATCTTGTGATTTGCCCCCGTGTAATCGGGAATAGCCTGCGCTTTGGCATTGTAGATAATCTTCTCGAATTCTCGGATGGTAGTGTTCTGTCCCCGATAATAGTCTTCGCCTATCTTGGCTCGCTTGTATTTCGTACTTCCCTTATGGTCGTTGATTGCTGATCGGATGAAAGACATCCTCTCCTGTTCTGTCTTATTGGCATATTCGAGCCAATCTTGATATGTCCTCATCTTCTTGCCTCCTTCGAGCCTTTTTACTTGGATTATACACTAATAACCGAATGCCGATACCGAATTATCACCGATTTTCCATAATTTACGGATAGCAGATGCGCAAGAATCGGGAGCATCGTCATGTTCTGCGAATTCATTGTAATCGAGAATCTGGTCGATGTACTCTTGGTCTGTACCTTCAACGAATACAACATCCTTCCATACTCCCTTGAGATATGTGACTATCTTGATGTACTTGTTCATGTCCTCCCAATAGACTGAACATCGCTCTCCTTGCCTCTGCAATTCCTTCTTGAGATAGCCTTTATCGCCGTTGCTCTCACAGAAGAAACCTCCTGCGTTGAATTTCTCCCTGTCTTCTCGTATCTCTGGAATACAATCATCGACAGCCTTATGCCAAAGCCTGCCATAGATATAATACTTGCCATCAGCTTTGCGACAGATAGTGAAGGCTGTGTAGTCTTCTCCTCCGTAGGCGGCATCGATGTGGCAGAACTTCGCTTGATATATCTTGGTGATGTCTCCGTGAAGAACAGGATCAGAGAAGATAACATCCTCGGAGGCTATATGTTTCAATTCGTAGTTAGCGGCAAACAGGCTCGGAGACATGGAATCTCTTATCTCTTGGATATCCTCTTCCGTGAATATCCCTGTATCCTTCCATGTCCATCGCTCTGGCTCGGGCATCAAAGAGAATGCATCATCCTTGTGCCAAGGAGTGCCTGTGTTAAATATCTTTCCATCCTTATTTTTGATGTTAATCAACTCTTGATAGATGGATTTCGTTCTTTCTCTCTCTGCTCTCGAGATTCTGTCTTTGAGGTTTACGATATCATCGGTGAATATCATGTCATAATGCTTACCTGTGATAGATGCTCCTGTACCGATACCAACAAGCTGTGATGTACCCTTGATGTCGGTTGTGAGATTCGTTGATAACTCTGTGGCATTATCTACTGTAAGCTTTAATTGAACTCCATAAATGCACATTACAAAATACTGCGTAACAGGATGAGTAAGGATGTTCTTCACCTGCTTGATGATCTCCTTAACATCATCATCCGTCTTACGCATGAAGAGGATTCGCTTATTCGGATAGAAAATCATATCCAAAGCCAAAGCAAGCGAAAGGCAAGTCGTTTTGTAAGCCTGTCGATGCCCCTGCAAAGTATGGTCTTCTTTCCCGAATGCCATCTTCTTTATCCACTCGTTATGAATATCGGACAGCTTGGTGAAGCCAAGCATATGACCGAATTTGGCAGGATGCTTCATCAGGAAGGATATGCATTCCTTCCTACTCTTCATTCTCTACCTCATCCATTATCTTCTCAACTTCGTTGATAGTCTCTTGATCCACCTCGGCAAGCATAACCTTATCGACAGGCTTCTGACCTGCCGTATCTCTTACTGTCTCATAAGCCTTTATATCGCCTGCAAGAGCCTTCTTGAATAAGGCAATGCTGATAGCTTCTGCACCAGAATGCTTCTCGCCTTTCCTGTTCTCCCAATCCTTTTCGAGCAATTCATCGAGGCATTCCTTGAGAAGTTTCTTCTTCCTTTTTGCCTTCCCAGAAGCGATACCGCCCTTCCTTCCGTTAGTCTTGGCTTTTTCTCGGCTTTGTTCGCTCGTAAATGGAATCAAATTATCTTCCTTCGCCATAATCGCTCACCTCGCTCCATTCGGGTAAATCCCAATCCAATCCGTACTTATCTATGATTTGTCTGAAATCCTCAATATCATGAGGTCTGATAAAGTAAGATTCATCTCCGTTATCGGCAAACTTGATTCCTACATGAAGCAATTCATGCAGGATAAGAATTTTCATCTGTTCATCGGTAAATCCGATAACATTAGGCTCATAGATGGTAATCGTAAAATCCGCAGGAATTGACCATTTGTACTTATCGGGTATCTTCTCGCATTCGCCGCACACCATCTTGCCCTTTGATTTTTTCTCATAATCAGAGGACAGGTATAGGATTGTTACCTCTGATTCCTTGATGTCATTCAAAATAGGCTCATTTTCGATAAGATCATGAGCAATTTGAGAATATTCTTCGTTAATGCTCCTGTTTTCCATCATTCGCCCCTCGTAATTATTATCTCTGTTCTCGGCTTATCCTTATCGACATATACTCGGCTTCCGTCATGGCTCTGGAGGATCGTAAATGCATCATCCTTGATTATGCCGTACTTTACAAGCACATCATCGATAGCTTCGAGAAGATTGGTTAGGTCGCATCTTACCGCATTCTTCCTATAGAATCTGCATTCGATATTCACAGGATAGTCTATCGGCTGTTTCGGCTTTCGCAAAAACCATCCTGCCTGATTCTCATATGTGGTGTACTTCTCGTTCTGAATAATCATCGGTCTGTTTGTTCTTCGGTTAGTGATGATCTTCTGATTATTCTTCTTGGTGATAGGATGAATCGGTATGATTGCTTGATATACGATATCGCTCATATGGAAGCCTTCTCGATTCTCCCTCCGCCAATGTCCTGTCGGATCAGTTCCTTTATCTTCTCGTTTGCCGATGGCTGAAATGCAAGCCAATCGATGATGTCCTCATCCTTATCTAAACGCAAGCGAATCATAAAATGCCTGCACTTCGCCTCATATCTCTTCTGTGATTCCTTCTCTGCTTTTGTCTTCGTCATATATGCTATACCTCCTCTTTGTAGTATATCAGCTAATTCATATTCCCTCAAGATTACATTTGCCGTTGCTCAATCCATCGCAGATATCGTGATACATCCAACATTGTGAGCATTCATCCTCCGCCTTAATCATCTTCTTCGGTGCTTTCGGTGCTTCTATGGCAGGAGCAGAAGGCTGTGGATGATTGCCGTATATCAACTGTCCCTTGTTGATGGATTGACGGATATCGGCAACTGTAGGGAAGAATTTGCAGGTGTTCATGTGATGCCTTGCCGCCTTGTATATAACATCCGCAGGATCATCGCCAAAGGCTAACTCCCAAGCTGATACTAATGCATCTGGATTCGTGATATTTTTTGTTGCCATCGGATATGCATTTACCAACATCTCCAATAACTTCGATATCTCATTCTGTGTCATGCGTAACCATGTTCCTTTCTCCATTGTGTAAATGGATTCACAAATTCCTGCGGCTTGGAATTCTGACCGATAGGCTTTCCATAATCATTTCTCTCCCATGTTCGCACACAAGCCTTCCAATCCTTCATCGGATTCTTCCCTACCTTCCATCCGTTCGAAGAATAGTAATCAACGAACTTCTGGGCATCTATATCATTATTTCTTTCAGAGCAATATTCTGATACTTCTTCAACTGTAGGAGGAATAAATCGGGATGTTTTTGGTTTGGTTTCCCCAAAATCTATATCTTCTACCTCTATACTCTTACTCTTATTCTTATTCTGTATCTTACTCTTACTCTTATTCTTACTCTCGTTATCTTTTGTAACGCTTTCCGTTATGTTGCCGTTACTTTCCGTAACGCTATCCGTTATATGTGCGTTACATTCCGTAACGGATGAGTGATTTTCTCGGAATCTTCTCTGCCTGTTGGCATTAGGATTATTTGCCATGCTCCCTATCATCTTCTCGACCTCGGACATATAGATAG